GCTTGGATTGTTATCGTAGAAGTCTACTACTTTTAATGCATTGTTATAAACTACGAGTGAATCTTGTGTAGTGGGGCAATCTATATTTGTACCATAAACATCTTTACACTGGGCATTAATTGCATACGAGTATAGGGTTAAACATAGGATTAGGGTGGCTTTCATACTACAAAGTTAGCTTCAATTAAGTTGTGGTATTTGTTGTAGTTAGTAAAATAATTGTAACTTAGTAGTGAATAACCAAGAAAAATTCAGCATGGGAAAAATGGGAGGAGCAAGACCAGGAGCAGGTCGTAAGACTAAAACTGAGGAGCTTCATATAAGAAACTTAGCACTTCAAGCTGTAGAGGAGACATATGGCAGTATTGTTGATGGGCTGAAACATTTGCTATTAAGCAAGGAACCTGCACTGGTTAAGTTTGCATGGGGCCATGCTATAGGCAATCCAAAGGAGTTCATGGAGATGGATGTGAATGGTGTGATGGAGACGGTGCAGATAATACAGCTGCCTGACAATGGAAGGGATAACGACATCAACATAGATACACATACACCATCAGCTAATTGATTAACTACTCATACATACAGCCACAGGTAGGATATCAGCAGATAGCTTTATCATCACCTGCAGATATAGTAATAGGTGGTGCAGCTGCATTTGTGGGTAAGACATTTGCATTGCTACTAGATCCATTAAGACATATTGCTGTACCTAACTTCGGAGGAGTAATCTTTAGGAGGACATCTGTACAGATTAGAAACGAGGGTGGCCTATGGGATACATCAATGAAGCTATATAGATTGGTTAATGCAGAGGCAAGGGAATCATCGTTAGACTGGAAGTTCCCATCAGGAGCAAAGATATCTTTTAGGCATCTGGAGTATGAGAAGAATAAGTATGACTGGCAAGGTTCACAGATACCATTCTTAGGATTCGATGAGCTTACTCACTTCACTGAGTCTATGTTTTTCTACCTGCTGTCAAGGAATAGGAGTGATTGTGGAGTGAGACCGTATGTAAGAGCAACATGTAATCCTGATCCTGAGAGTTGGGTGTATAAGCTTATCAGTTGGTGGATAGATACTGATACAGGCTTTCCAATATTGGAGAGAAGAGGTAAGCTAAGATACTTCATAAAGTACGGGGAGAATTACATATGGGGTGACAGCTATGAGGAAGTGTATGAGAAGAGTGAACACATCATTGCACCAATGATAGAGGCAAGTGGATTAAAGGCTAAAGACTTTATCAAGTCCATTACATTTGTTTCGGGTTCCATCTATGACAATAAGAAAGGATTGGAGAATGATCCATCTTATCCTGGTAATCTGTTGAGTCAAGATGAGGATACGAGAAGGCAATTACTGGAGGGCAGATGGAAAATAAGCAACAGTCCGAATGATGTTTATGAGCATGATCCATTCATGGGTATGTTTGAGAATCTAAAGGGAGTTAATAACGAGGGTAGATATATCACTGCAGATATAGCCATGAAGGGAAGCAATAAGTTAGTGGTAGGATATTGGGAAGGGATGGAGCTTTGTGATGTTGAGATAATGGATAAGAGTGATGGTAAGCAGGTGATAGAATTAATTGCTAATATGGCTAAGAAGTATTCCGTAGAAAATCGGTATATTTGTTACGATGCTGATGGTGTAGGAAGTTATGTCGATGGTTTCATTAGAGGAGCTGTACCATTCAATGGAGGCTCAGGTGCAATGGCAGTAAAGGATGAGACCAGTGGCAGACTTATAAAAGAGAATTACTTTAACCTAAAGACACAATGTTATTATCGTACAGGTGATAGGGTTATGAGTGGGTTGATGAAGATAAATAAGAAGGTGGCTGATAAGATGTATGATTCATCCATGACAGTGAGGCAGAGGTTTATGTTTGAGAGGAAGGCAATAAAGAGGGATAAGGTGGACATGGATGGTAAGCTAAAGATTATCAGCAAGGATGAGATGAAGATTAAGTTGAATGGAGATTCTCCCGATTTAATGGACATGTTTATGATGAGGGAAATATTTGAGTTAAAACCTAAAATGGTATTTGCATATGGCACTATTTGATAGATTCTTCGGTACTACGAAGATGATTACTAACCTGCAGAAACAGGTTAAAGCTTTACAAGGACAGAATTTAGGAATGGTTATCAATGCTACTACTAGCATATATCCAACTTGGCAAACGATTGAGAACATCAATACCTACACAACTGTAGATGATGTATACTCTATCATCAGTCTATTGGCAGATACAGCTGCAAGGATTAAGATGTATGGCTATGAAGTTGTGGATGATACTTCTATGAAGTCATTCAGGAAACATGGTCAGCAAAGTATTCAGGGAAAGTATTACAGAAGTAAGGCTATGCAGGATCTACCAGATCAAGATAAGTTTGTAGAGTTCTTAGACAGCATTACTTACGAGGAGAAGATAAAGTACTACTCACTTTTGTACATCACTGGTGAGTTGTTCCTGTACAAAGAAATCTTGGAGCTTGGACCTAATGCAGGTAAGATAACACTGCATACATTGAACAGCCAGAATATGACTGTGGTTATCAGTGATAGCTTCCCACAAAGAGTTATAGGTTACAAGTACTTTGACATGGGATTTGATGGTACATTCAGCACAGAGGAAATAATCCACATTAAATACTTCAATCCATTAGTGGTTAATGGTCTAAGATGGAGAGGATTGAGTCCATTGCAAGTATTGAGTAAGAGACTAACGAGACTAAATGCCGGTATGGATGCATCAGTAGCACAAATGCAAAATGGTGGAGTACCAGGTATTGTATATGAGAAGAGTGACTTTGCTATAGAGTCTTTGGGGCAGAGAAAGAATGACTTTGCTTCATACTTAAGGAACAGCAGTAATAAAGGGGCACCATACTTTGCAGCAGGTGAGATGGGATATTTACAGATGGGATTATCATTAGCAGACTTAGATGTATCAACTTTAAGTGGAGTAGATTTCACTAAGCTTTGTAATGCCTATAAACTACCTGAGGTATTGCTAAACAATCAGGACAGCTCAACCTTTAACAATGTATCAGCAGCTGAGAAGATGTTGTACACTAATTCTATTCTTCCTAACATCTATCTGTTTAGAGATGCTTTAATCAACAGCATTCTACCGATGTATAATGATGGAGTAAAGAGAACAATAGAGATAGACTTATCAGAGATACCTGCATTGCAATCTGATATGAAAATGCAAGCTGATGCATTATCTGCTATGTGGTGGATAACACCAAACGAGAAGAGAGACATACAAGACTTTGAGGAGTTGGATGAACCATTGATGAATCAGATATTGATTGACAGTGGTAAGATATTGTTAACTGACTTAGGGGCAGTACCTGATGTCACAGCACCAGGTGAGTAATGGATGGCAAAAGTATTGAGGAAGTGGTGAGCATTATCGAGAAGAAGATATTGTTCTTAATGTTGGAACATCTGCCTGATCCATCATGTCCTAGAAAGAGGCAGCAGAATGAATGGAAAAAAGATAAAGTAAAGAAGTTACTATCACAAAGATTATATGACACAACAGGAACAGAATCAACAGTGGTATAAGTGGAACAGGTTCCAACAGAAGTATGAGAAATACTTTGAGAAGAAGTTTGTGAAGGCATTGCACATCCAATTACAAGCATATATAAAGACTAGAGATGTCATGGCCATTCCTTCCTATCCATTGTGGGCAGTGTTAAATGAGTTATACATGAAGGTAGGTCCAGCATGGGCAAACATTACAAGGATACAAACTAAGAAAGCTATAGGACAGATGGGATTCAATGAGGAGATAGTAAGGCTGATGAGACAATACTATGGCATTAATCTTATGAATGATGCTGAGCTTATGACAGCATATAGCAGAGAGATTATAGCTGATGTGTTGAGTCTTGCTGCTGAGACTGGAGCTTCTATTGATGACATTGTTAAGAGTTTACTCATCAATCCTGAGTTCAATGCTATGAGAGCAAGAAGGATAGCAAGAACAGAGACTGTAACAGCTGCCAATGGTGCAGCAATGATATATGCTCAGCAGAGTGGCAATGTGATGGAGAAGATATGGATAGCAGTGAAGGATAAGAGGACAAGGCATAATCATAAGATGATTGATGGCACAATATTGCCAATAGATGTACCTTTTAACTTTAAGGCTAAGTTTAAAGGTGGTGGTTATGTTGATGTGCAGATGATGCAACCGGGAGCAAGGTTTCAGCCTAATGGTTTAAAGGTACCTGGTAGTGAGGTAATCAACTGTAGATGTACGGTAGCATTCCAAGCAAAAAGAGATGCTTCAGGAAGAATAGTTAGGAGA